TCCTTAGTTATAGAATCCCCATTTTTTAGGGCGTTTTGAGACACCGACCATTTTGGTAATGTCAAAGTTGTTTGTACGCTTCTTGTTTCTGATATGATCCATTCGTTTTTCAGATAAATACCATCCAAGCATAGCCAAGACATACGCACGGTCGTCATGCATAGTAGCTTCTGAAGCTCCTGTATCAGCGTCTTTATACGCAGGAAGTTTGAATGAATCCTTACCACCTTCACGCTTATTTCTACAGATATTAACAATTTCCTCTTTCATTGCATCAATCTGAACTAATGCAACTTCTTCATCAGGTGTTAATTTATATACTTGCGTTTTAGCAGCTTCAATCAATGAAAGTCTTTCTTCCAGCTCATTTTCATATTCATCAATGCTCAAATCCAATTTGTCTAATTCTGCACGAATCTTTTCTTCCGATTCATTCATAAGTTTGGTATCAACTTCCATGATATTGAGATAACCTTTGTTATCATATTTTTCTGTGAAATGAATTTTGTCTGCTTCAACCATTTTTATTAAAGCCTCAAACATTTCAGATTTATATTTTGATGGTTCAATTAATTTCAGTTTTTCAACTGCATTAGGGTATCTTTTAGCATACACATCACCATTGTTATATTCCTTATCCAATAAACCACGGTGAACATTACCTTTTTTATCTTTCCAATCTTCAATTAAACTGTCTCGAACCCAAGAGTTTCCACCTCCACCAGAACCAGCATCGGCTAAGAAAATTTCAATATTGTCATAATCCAAAGCTTCACCATTATAATCAAGAAGTATTTTTCTAATTTCTTTTATCTGGTCTTGAGTCATCATTGGTGTCTTTCGTCTAAGACCTAAATCGGAAAAAGATACAACATTTACAATATCCATTGTATATCCATCTTCCTCGTTATAAAGTAATTCACCTATACCTAAAATTGAATTATCGGTTGAACGTGCTGGATCATATGCTAAAACAAATGTTCTTTCATTTGTATCATTACATAATACAGGTGGACGAGTATAAGAATTTCTAACAATTAAAGCTCTTTTAATAATCTGATTCGCATTCCCGTCTTGAGTGAATTTGTTATAATACTCACGTTGAGCTTTTTCTGGATTATTTCTTAATTCTGTCTCAACGGTTTCTCTATTCAAAAGTGGAACATAAGGTTTACCATGAAAAGTAGCATTAATAACAACATCACAGTTAATATCTGCTACAAAATATTTTGGATCACCTAACATCATTTTCTTGGAAAAATCACGATACTTTTGATAAAAAGCTGTGTCAATAGAAGAAGCAGAAGAAGCATATAAGAGCTGATGTGGAAATTCCTTTGGAAGAGAAGATATATCAATATTTCCACCAAGTTTGAAATTTGAATCAAGAGTTGTAAATGCACCAATAACATTAAATTCTTCTTCTGAGAGCCAGCCACCCTCATCAAAACAGACGCACTCACACCTCTTACCTCTTTTGGCATTGATGTTACTATTCAATGTTTTTACAAAGCTACCATTATACAGTCTATATGTAAAGCCCATTGGATTGTGGATAAATCCATTTGAGTTTGCTTGCGATATTTCAACTTCATTTTTAAAAACATCTGTAAGACCAGTCATTGATTCAATATTTTTTAATGCAATATCTTCGATCTTCTTAAAAGTTTCTTGGGACTGGTCTGCTGTTCCTGAACAAATGTACGTTCTGTAGTTGTTGAACAGAAGTCCCTTTATTATGGTAAACAAAGCAAGTAATGTCGTCTTCCCTGCGGCACGACTTTCCAACCATAACACAAATGGTTTTGTCCATGAATTCATAAAAGTATATTCTTGTGCATCAAGAAGCTCAACTCCTATAAATTCTTTCATAAATTTTGTCGGGTATTTAATCCCAAATTGCTTTATTTCCGCTAATTTTTTATATCCTTCCAACTTCCTTTCAGATATTTGAAATTCAGTTGGTTTAACATAAATTTCATAATTTTTGGGTATCAATATTCCAGATTCAGTAGTCTTAAACGCCATAACTAATCCTCCTCAATATTGATTCCGTTTTCTTTTACGAGAGCTTTTAAGTCAATGTTTTCTCTGAGTAAAATACGGGCTTTTTCTTCATACTCATCAGCAATTCTCTTATATTTTGTAATAAGTTCTCTCTGTTGAATAATCATATCTGCTGAATCATTTTCGTCTAACATAATCTGCTTTAAGATAGAAGCATTACTGATATCTGCAACTTGCTTTAGACCAGCAGAGTATTCCGCATCATATAAATTTACTTCTGCATCTCGTAAATTCATTTCTTTCATTTTACGGACTTTTCCAGTCCATGTGTTTTCACCCTTAGTTGAATTAACACTGTGCTTCAATGAAATTCCATTATCTGCTGCAAGCTTCAATACAGAAGCAGTAATTTTACTTTTTGTATCTTCGAGATTTTTAATGGTAGATATATTTGCTTCAATATTTGTGTAGTCATTCATAAGCCTTGCGATAATATCATTCATTTTCTCTATGTGATTAAATCCTTTTACAATTTCAATGATAGAAGAGAGTCGCATTCTATCATCATTTGCTTCTTCAGCAGCATCCAAATAACCAATGAGAGTTGCATATAAAAAAGGCTGTTCAGCAGTTGATTCTTTTGAAAATGGATCATAGCCTAATAGCCTTATAGCATCTTTTTTATTCTGTTCATAAGCTGACATTATTTCTTCATCTGAACTATCTTCATTTTCTACGGAAGAATTATCAGAACTATTTTCTGATATATTTGTTTTGACTTTATAAAAATCGGAATCAAAATATGTCATACCATTATATTGCCCCATTGAGATCTGACGGATATATGCAACCCAAATATTAGATTTAACTCTTCCAGAAGCAAGGTTTTCCATTTCCTGCATACTTGAATCCCATATCCTATCAAGGTATGGCTTATTTAAATATTTCAATGCGAGCTTCACTGATTCTTTATCAGGCTCATGTTCAATATTTTTATTGTCTACTTTTAACGCTATTTTACGGGCACAATCTTTGCAGATTGGAGTAAGACCACTTTTACTCATAGGATCTGTACTCATATAAAATTTATCCCGTGCTTTATGTGTATCACACATGTAACACCAAGCACCTTCTTTAAGTGACTTGATTTTCTCTTCCTGTGTTTCAACTTTTTTCTTTAATTGTGCAGCCGTTAATTTTGTGGGCTGTGTCTCTTTTGTCGTAGCCAAACTAACGACCACCTCCTTTTATTCCAATATAAAAAGAAGCCATTTCATACGAAATAACTTCTCAAAATTTCCAATATTAAATTTCCAATGAAAGTGCAATTCACTTCATTTAGCACACCCACTGTGCATCGAACACAGGTTAGAAGTTTTGGAGACTTCATTCTTGCCAAAAGATAGGTGCATACGCCGTGTTAGGGATTCGAACCCCAAAGACTTTTACATCCAGACTGTTTTCAAGACAGCACCCTCGACCAATCGGACACACGGCATGAGCGTAGTATATAGGATTTGAACCTATGTACCGAATAAACGATGACCTCTGATTAGCAATCAGGTGCAATACCAACTCTGCCAATACTACATAATAAAAGAGCCACCTCCAAAGGAAAAGACTCTTTCTTAACACAGTATTAAATTTACCAATCAGTCGCCAAACTGATTATAACTGTATAGAGCGATAGGGTAGTGATGAACTACCATGGATAGAACCGTATATGCACCACAGCAAAATCCTTCGACATCAGGTTTACTGCATAATGAAGCATGACATGCGCAAACTAATACTATAAATTAGCCCATTCTTCTTCAGTATATCTGCTAATTTCTTGTTTTTTAAATGGTATATTTAATTTTTTACACCATTTTCTTACTGCATTATCGCTTACACCAAATTGTTTTCCTATTTTAACAAATGGAGTAGAGAATACTAATTTTTTTAACTGAAATCTATTGACTGGCATATCGGATTCTTTAACAATTCTTCTTTTACATTCACATTTAACGCATCTCTTTGCGCCGCTTGAAACTTCTATTCCACAATCAATACAATAAAATTGTTCAGCATTTTTATATTCTCTTATTGGATAATCAATATTTCTTTTCCAATGTCTTCCAGTATTAATACTTTGAATCATTTCATACGATAAATGATATTTTTTAGAAATTTCTCCTATTGATAATTGTGATTCTTGTAAATCCTTTGTTATTTCTTCTAATATTTTAATATTTATTCTCGAAGATATTCCATAACAATTTAATGTTTGATTGTATCCATTATTACAAGAATTGTAAAAATTAATCCAATATCTTTCCTTTTCATTAAGTTCTTGTTCTTCACATTCTTCTATAACATTAAAATTAAAATTTTTTATTCCGTATTTTCTAAAATCGTTATATAATGGACGGTTATATGAATTCTTATTTTTAGAATTCGACATTGCTATATGAGATTCCCATCTCTTTTTTATATCAATAGATTGTCCAATATATATTTTACCATTTTGTTTATTTTC